TCATTAGAAGCATAAAAACCAGTTGCTACATTTGTCATACCTATAAATGTACCAGATGACCAATCCCAAATTAATCTTGCTGTTGCTGTTCCAAAATCACTAAATAAACTAGGAGTAAATGTAGTATCATCTGTATCTTCTCTAACAAAACTAGCAAAATCACAACCACATTGTTTAGCAATAGGAGGTCCATTACCAGGAGCATCTAAAGGTACACTGTAACTATGATCTTCTATAGTTACATTAAAATTAGGTGTAGTTTCTACGGCTGTAGCTAAAGCTGGTCCAGCCGGATTTGCTGGATTTGTAGGTACTGGATTTAGTACACCAGCTGCAGGTGTTATTGTTATAACATCTTGTCCTGCTCCAATTATTGACCATCTTTCATTATTACTACCCATGTTAATATTATATGGTATATCTGAACCTCCATTACCATTACCACTAATATTTATAACTTGAAACCTATTATTATATGCTGCCATACTGTTTTCTAGATTCCAATCATCATTAGGATCATCCCAAGCTGCACCACCTACAGCTGAACTTTGTGTAAAACCAGTTTGATTTTGATTTATAGCACCAGAACCAGCAGAAGATCCATCTTGTTGTGTTGAACCAGCAGCTCCTCCTTCACCAAAATTTGCACCTAATCCTGTACCAATTGTACCTGGTTGAAAAACACCTTGAGGTGCACAATAACCACCATTTTCTGGACAATCCATATTATAATACCCAGAAGGTAAAGCTTCAGTTCCATTCCATCTAAACCTTAAACTTGTTATTGGTCTTACAAATTGATCCATACGGAATTTTTCTGAATTCATCCAAAATCTAGGAAATGGTACATTTGCATATTTAGAATAATCAAATGGTATACCATCTCTTCCTTCTTTTAAAAAGTCAAAGAAGAATGGCATAATTGATTTTTCTGTATATCTACATATATATGAATCACCCGCATATACTGTATCAGTACTAAATCTATCTTGTGAAATTATTGGAAGAATATTACCATCAGGATCAACATTTTGTTGTGTTCTAAAATAAAAACAATTTTGTGTAGTAAGTTGAATAATACTATCTAACTGACCATATTGATTATCCATTAAAGTTTTAAATGACATATAATGTGCAACTGCAGTTGATTCTACTTCCTCTCCTGGATTATACCAACTCATACTATTATTACCATTACCTGCACATCCATTTGCTCCTGCACCAATTGTAAATTTAGTGTTATCAATAGGCCCTCCATTAATTCCTGGTAAAGAATCTCCCCATGGATTAGCCACTTTAAATACAACAGTAGAAGGTCTAAGGTTATTGTATATTACATCTTGACCATCAAATGATTGTATAGCACTTTTAATATATCTTGCTCTATCTACAGATTGTCTAAATTGTGTACCTAAAAATGGAGTTTCATTTTGATAATATCCATGAGATATATATTTCATTGCATAGTTTTGAAACCCTATAAGATTTAATATTAAATCAATAATTTTATCACCACCAACTGCAACATAATTTAAAAATGAAATAATACCTATTGCAATAGACATTAATGAAGGAATAGAAGAAAAATCACTACCCATATATTGAATAGATCTTTTTGGACCAATATGTCCAGCTGCTGCAGCTGTAGACGCAACTTCAACTTGTTGATAAATAGGTGTACCTACTTGACGAACTACTTTATCAGCACCAAATATAGCGCCTATATCAACTAAAGTATTAAAACCTACATCTGCTGCAGCTCCAAGCCAAATACTTGCTGATGATGCACCTACATTTGCAGCAGCAAGTCCTGTACCAGGACCAACAAAAGGTGACATATGTGAACCAGATCCTAAAGCATGTGCACCAAATTCACCAATAGACGTAGATTGCATGGTATCAATCTTATAATTTCTTTTACCACGCATTTCTGCTAAAGCATAACCTACACCAACTAATGCTGCTACAGTTGCTGCTCTATTTTTTAATAACTTCATTCTAGGATGTTCTTCTGATTTTTTAAATCTTCCTAAAACAATTCCACTTACTGTTTTATAAATTTTTACTGTAGTTGGATTTAAATATAATCTAGAGAAATTTAATTCTGGTGAATGAAAAGTAAATGTCCGTGCATCAACAGTATTAAATTCTAAACCATCAGCTTGATTTGTATTTCCTCTGTGCCAATTTTCTTCTGGTGCTGTTCCAAATTGTGCATACCAAGGCAATTGGCTAATACTATTACTATCTCTACCAATTAAATAAGGATCTGCTCTTAAATCATTAAAAGGATAATTAGGCATTAAACCTGTTCCTGAAGCAAAATTATCTGGTGATCCTTGAGCATTACGTATACCATCATTTTGAGTTCTTCTAAACCTAAACATGTGTTTCATAATACCTTTAGCAAGTATAGATCTATTACCTGCTCGGCTACCTACTAATATTTCATATCCAATAATGTTAGGTATTACATTACCATCATTATCAACAGGAGGTGCTATATTATCAAAAGCAGCACCTATAACATGAATGGTTTCACCAGCTCCTGTTAATGTAGTCCCTATACCAGGAACAGTTTCATCAGGAATTTTATGATGTCTTATAGGTTGACCACAAAGATTACCATATCTAGTTGGATCAGTAGGTGAATAAACTTCTGTAGATTCCCAAAATCCCATTAGACCTCCATCAATAATAGTTCCACCATCATCTGTATTAGTTCCAAGTAATGAAGCTACAAAAGGATTTCCAGGTTGAGAAGATGCAGTATTACCTGCTCTCCATGTTGGTGAGTTATCAAAATTATTACCAGCACCTCCAATAGGTAATTCATCAGCAGCTGTTGGAGCACGTCCAGGTATATGATATGATGCTGATTTTTCTCCTGTATTATATATAAATCTTATAAAGAAAGCATATTGCTCATCTCTTAATAGTGTAGGTTTGTTACCACCTTCTCTATAATAATTAGAAGGATATTGTGTAGAAGTCCAGTATGTTTGGATATTATTAGCTAAAGGTTGATAGTTAAAATCAAATTGTTCTGTAGGTTGTGATCTTATTAAATAATCATTAACAACAAACATTCCTTCAGATTTTTCATATGTAGGAATTCTTCTTTGTAATGTGCTTGATAATACTTTTGGTAATTCAGCATTTATATAATCAATATTTATTGATTTTGTTTCTGTGCTATATAAACCTAATACTGTATTAGTAGCTTGACCTTTTATTCTAGATCTAACAACAATTTGTAATTGATCAAATTCAGTATCTAAATTAGAAAGTTCTATTGTAAGTGATCCTTGTGTATCTTCTCTTGACCAAATTGGTTGTATATTTGAAATACCTAAATAATCTGTAACAGGTTTTTCATTTATACAATATGCTGCATATACTTGATAACTACCATTTTCTAATAATCCTCCTTGATCTGCTTTTTCTAATTTAATACATGGTATATCAATTAATGGAGCTAATCTAATTCTTTCACAATCTAACATTAATGGTTCAGCATTAATATAATTTATACATGTAGATCCAGCTGGTGTATTTGGATCAACTATTTGCACATATGGTATATTATCAATATTTAATGTTCTGGATGGATTTAAACCATCATCCCAATATACTTGCCATGTGCAATCAAAATTTTCTTTAGCAGCTCCTATAATTAAATTATCTTTATTAAAATTAAGACAATCATCATTTACTAATGTAGTGTATTTACATTCACTGTCGTCAAATAAACCTATTTCACTTAATATATCATTAGTTGAGTATATTACCCACTGGTCTCCATATAAATGAATACCTCCTATAACAGTATAAGGAATCTTTGCACATCTTAAATTTGCTGGTTCATTACCAACTACACCTAAATCACCATCAACAGAATTATTTATTAAATTACGTGCATGATACCAACTTTGTTTATCAAAATATCCACTATCAGTATCTTTATTCATACCTTTAATAAAGGCATTAGTATTTACTATGTCAGTATTTTGACGTTTAGGAGTTTTTTTCCCACCTGTATTTTTTTGCTGCTTTTTAGCCATTTTTAGTTTCTTCTATTAGTAGCAAAACTTGAAAACATATCATAATATTTATTGTACTGTGCTTTTCTATTAACTTCCCATATTTTTCTATACTCTTCAAAGTTTGGAGTATTAACAAAACCTAAAGCATTATTTCTAGCAGCACGTAATCTTTGTTCAATCATTGAAGATTGATTAGCAACATTTTCTCCAGCAAACATCATGTTTTCTAATATTCTTGATTTTAATGCATATTCATAATATTCATTACAATAAGGATGATCAAGAGTTAAAAGATTACCTCCATCATCTTCTAATGTTGCTTGGTAACTTAAATATACTTTACCTGATTTAAAATTAGTAAGTATAAAACCATCTTTAAGTTCTGCAAAATCTACAGCTGTTACACCTAAGTTAGGACACTCAGTAGTACAATATGCACTAGATGTATCAGTAATTCTTAAAGGTATAAATGTGCTAAACTCTCTATATGTAGATGGCCCAACTCTTTGAACTATCATATAATCTTTTGATTTATCTTCTGGACAAGGTTGTACAATACATACGTTTTTACATGTTTGTCCATCTTCACATGGTGCAGTATATCCAGGTTCTGGAGTATATGTTGCTGGTTGTGTCTCAGTAGTTGTTCCAGATGGTTGAGTTGTATTTACTCTATACTTACCGCAAATTGCAGCAAAATTTAATGTTTTAAAATTTGATGGAAGTTGTCCTTTATTATTTTCTATATCAACAATACAGTTATCAGTTCTATTAATTCTTAAACCTAAATCATAGTTTACTCTTATAGCAACTTTAATTAATTGTTGTGGTTCTATCATTCCTTCTAGATCATACGTTGCAAAGTCTACTTTAACTGATTCTAAAAGTTCATCAAATGTTCTATATTTATGTGATACGCTCATTATCTATTTGGATTTTTATTATTATTACCATCTTCTGATGGAACTTTCATTGTATTAAAAGCAGTATTCAACAATTGATTTTCTATTTCAGAAAACAAAAATTCAGGTATATAAAGATTTTGTAAATATCTAGGAACACAATCATCATCTGTTTCACATGTCCACTTTGCTATATCTTCTTCAAAAACACCTTCTAATTTTATAGCATCCCATGCAACATTAGGTAAATACAAATAACCATCTAAGAACCAAAAGTATTTTGTATTATTATATTTAAAAGTTTTTGTTTTAGACATTGAAGCATAAGTTCCTGGCTGAGTAGCTTGTACTTCTATACCTCCATCTATTGAACTTACTGTTCTAATTAACGGTCCCCAATAACCTTGCATAAATGTAGGTAATTTTTTTTCAGTTCTTTTTATAGTACATCCACTTGCTATTCCAACACATTGAGCTTCTATTTTATCTACTTCAATTAATTTTACATATTTAAGTTGTTGCCAAACACTATTAAACTTCATAAGTTTGTTAGCATTATCTTGTCTACGCATAAATAGTTGAGCGTACTTTTTTATTAAACTGTATATATATCTATCAGTTGTAAAAGCATCTTGATTTCCTGCTTTTATTTGCCCACGTATTCTAGATATTGCTTCACCTATTGTTGTCATAATTATTTATCTTTTTTATACATATCAGCAACTCTAAACTTATTAGGAACAGAAATATACTTTTGCCACTGCTTTGGATATATAGATGCTACAGACCTTTTAAATTGTCTTACAGCATTAAATTGCCATAACTCTCTAGTTTTAAATTTATACTTAGGAGAGTAGTTAGTGTAAAATATTTTTCCAATGTTTCCATTTGTTTCCCAATTCTTATTTTGTATTACCTTACCATATTGTTTAGATAATGCATAATCTATATTAACTTTTTTAGTGGGAGGGCAAGAACCAATAAAAAGATAACCTAATGACTCAGGTAGTTCTATACCATTTCTATTATTAATTACACCATCCCAAATTTTACCGTTGAATGATTTTATAACTTTATTTAATTTAGCATTACTAACTGAAGAGTACATTGGATATTTTTCTTTAAATTTTTCAAATGTCTCAGAGTTTAATAAACTTAAAACCTTTTCTCTATATCTAGGTTTACTTAAATCAGGTTTCTTAAAGTTACTAATCATATCTACTTACGTATATAATTTACAAAAAAATAGGGATAAATAAAAGTTATTCAGGAGAATATGTTAACTCACATATTTCTCCTTTGTTAGGACTATGTATAGATAGTACCCCAGATCTTCTAGATCCAACAAATTTATTATGATAATGATAATAATCAGTTCTTGATAAACTTGGTAATATTTTTAACATAAAACCTGTATTTTCATGAGCTGTTATGTATTCTATTTTTTTCTTATGATGATAATGTCCTGTGTATAAGGTTCTAAATAATGTCTTACCCCATTCTCTTGGATATTCCATAGAGTATAACATTAAAGAATTTTTAGTATTTACATCACCATGTTCAAATGCAAAAAAGTTATCTCCATATGTAAATACTTTTCTCTCAAGATAAACTACATCCCATTCAATATTTGCATCATCAAAACATTTAGATAGACCATGTGCTAAATGAAAAGAGGAAAGTCTATCATGATTACCTGGTATATATACTACTTGTAAAGTATCACAAAATTGTTTAATATAATTTATACTCCATTGTATAGCATTAAAAGCCTGCATGTAAGCTTCTGTAGCAGTCATACAGTTATCTAATGGTGTACCACTAGTAGTACTACCACTCCATGTATCCATGTTTATAAGATCCCCTCCTACTACGTAGTATATTTTTTCTAAATGATGAGCACTTGTAGCTCTTTCAACTAAATCAATAATTGTTTCTTCAAAACATTTATCAATTGTTTCATTTCCTTCTTTACCAAAATGTATATCTTGTAAAGACAAAACTCCAGCTGTTTTTACTTTACCTGGAGTTTTAATTCTTTTTACTGGCTTAAATTTTTTAGGCTTAAACTCTTTTAATAATTCAGCTATATTATCAACTTCATTATCTTTTATTTTAGTAACCATTGCAGATACACGCCAATGATCACCCATTTGTTTATTCCAATAACTTGAAAGTTTCCATTGAGTAGTATCAATGTTTAACATTTTAATTATTTCTTCAGGTGACTTTGGTTCAGAAGAACTTATTGTCTCCATTTTTGCTTCACCTTTTTCTAAATTATACTCATATGATGAATTACTGTTTTCTATTAATTCTGTAGATTTAACCCAAGATTTTAATACTTCATAATCTTCAACAGTTATTCCTAATTTATCAGCACAATAGTCTGATGTTTTTTTCCATTTAAATGATCCTTTAATTTTGTCTATAAATGATTCCATAAATTATTAAGTTTTGTTTGCAAATATATAAAAATTTCTGTATGTATATAAAAAAAGAGGCCCGGTGTTAACCCCAGGCCTCAGACAATTAAGTTTAGGAAAACCAATATAAAACCCTCACTTTCTTGTTGTATTATATAGGTAATGTTACACCAGTTACTATTACTGATGAACAAGAACCATTAAGAACTCTAAATTGATAAACATTTTGAGCTGCTAAATTTGTTACAGTATGAGCTGTTACTGAAGTTCCAAGTCCAGTTGCAGCTGTAGTCCATCCTTGAGATGTAGGAAGTTTAAATTGTACATCTACTGTTGCGCCATTTGGTACACCTGACCACTCTACCATTATTGTATTACTTGTAATTGTACCTAAAGAAACTAATTGAGGAGCAGTTGCAACACATGTTGCATTAGTCAAAAATAAAACCATTCTTTGTAAAATTCTATCTAATCTTTCTCCTTTAGCAACTTGTAAAATTGTACTTCCTAATGAAGCTTCAAAGGTATCTGCACAATATGATACACATGCTGCACATGTTACTTCATCACAAGATTCAGCACCGTCTTTTCTACAATCAGTATATGTACACGGCATAGTTTGTGATGTATCAGCACATCCGCATGCTAAATTACTACAATCAGTAGAAGTATCATTACAATTATTACAAGCCATTTTTTTATTATTTATTAATTATTAACCTCCACAATTAGTTGTTATATTATTCCAATGCGGTGATGTTCTACTATATCTTGCTATTGCAGCACCTCCACATAATGCATAATATTGATTATGTGCAAGTTCTGTATTTGGTCCTGGATTATATGGATTACTATAAGCTTTAACTGTAGTATCCCATTGTACCCCTGTTGTATTCCAAATATCTAAACAACCTGTATTTGCTGTTGCAGCTGATAATGCAGTTGCACATGTAGTACCATTTGCATATAAACTATTTATACCATTCATTCTTTGTAATTGAATGTTTGCACAACAATTATCTTGTATATCTTTTACTGCTTTTCTTAAATCATCTATTGCTAACCAAGTATTATATTGAGCATCTCCACTTGTTGCTGGACTTGTTTTTATTACACCACTATATCCTTCAGTACTTCTTGGAGTTGTTAAATCTTTTGGTTGTGTATTAATACCAGTAGAAATATTTGCTGGATCACCAGTTGTATTTCTTAAAGTAATAAATTGAGAATCCAATGCTTGAACAACTGTTTCTATAGGAGTAAGTACACCTTTTGTAGTAACACCACTAGAATATACTCTTGGATTTGGATCTCCAGTAGGTTGTTGTTCTAAATTTGATACTCTAGCTGCTAATGTAGTTGTTAATGATTGTTGTGTTGAGGTTACAGTTCCTAAATCACATAGGTGTTGAGATACAGTTGTAATCCAATCATTTAAATTACCACCACTAGAAAATCCAGTTAACTCTCTAAAACATGCTGGAGTTGTAACAGCACATTTCATTACCTCTGCACAATCAAAATCTCCTCCTGTTCCTGGACCTGGACTATTACCTGAATTGATAATAATATTATCAATCATTAATTGAATCAACTCTTCTAAATTTGTAGCAGGTGTTCCTATTAATTCTGATTGATTAATATTAGCAATATTAAATGATGATCCGCCACCATTTTCTATTAAAGTTTGAAGTAGTTGAAGTTCAGTACATAATGCTGCAACAACATCACTAATAGTATCTCCTGTACATATATTTCCACATGGAATATCTGGTCCTTGCCAAACTACACAGTTAGATGATATAGGATCACAATTAGTTGGATTATTTGAATTCGTTGGTATCATATCTTTATTCTACATTAATAATATACAAATTATTTTTTATTTTCCCTATTTATAAAGCATCAAATGTAAACACATGTCCAATTAAATCACAGGCACCTGTGCCATTACTAACTTCAAGTGTATATGATGTTCCTTGTACTAAAGCATTTATTTGTACTAAACCAGATACATTTGGTAAAGTTACAACATTTGCACCAGTAGCATTATTATAAAGTCTTACTGTATAAGTTGCTCCACCTGTATGATTTAAATTTGTTACATAAATACTAGATAAAGATCTTGGCCAAACGTTGGTATTAGGATGTGCATTAGGATTAACTGAAAGATTACCTGCACCCATTTTACTAGTCAGCTCATTCCATTGTCCACTTGCACTAAATGAACTTGCTGCAGTAGGATACCATGGAGTACCAGTTGTACGACACTTATCACTTAATGGTTCTAATTGCGTAAACTTTATTCTAGTACATTGAGTAACTATATCAAATAGTACTACTTTATAAAATCCTGGATATAATGATATTGGATTTACTTCTGCATTTCCATTATAACCTTCATAATAAACATTAACAGCATATTGACCAGAACCACCTATACCTGATGCTAATATCTGCCCATTGTTTACATTAATATTTCCTGCATTCCAACTTCCGCTATTTCCAGTTGGAATTGTAGGATCTGCATTACTTAATAATGCATCAAATCCACTACAATAAACACATGATCCATTTTCTAAATTTGCATTTGGATTGTAGTTATCAGCAGCTGGATCTGTACAACCTGATATACAACATGCTGAGTTACAAGCAGCTTCTGTTGTATATATACCACTATGTGTTTCTATACACTCACAATCTCCACAATTTATTGGTTTTTGTGCTGAAACTGTAATAGTATCACCATTTCCAGCAGCAGCAAGTGCAATTTCAATATCTTCATAATTTGCATTTACTAAACCTGGATTGTTAACTAAACCTGATACAAAACTTGTTAAATCATTCCATGTATTGTTATTTGTAGTAGTCATTTCAAATAAAGTATTAAAACTACTATCTGATATATCAAATTTAACAATTGCAAATTGTATACCTCCTGATAGATTATCTACACAATCAGCTGAGCCAAATGGACCATCAATTTGATAACCCCATGGTTGTCTTAAACTTAAAGGTAAACCATAAGAATCAGGATTTTTTGTCCAATCTCTTGCTGCAACAGTTAAATAAGGTGTAGCTCCTACTTGTGTATAAGCACCTTGTGCATTATATAAAGTTGAATTTGGTTGTGCTGCAATATTATATCCAGCCAAAGGAGGACTCATTACATCTATTGTAGGATTACCATAATTTGGTACACATTCCCATAATAATGCTCCACCTGGATTTCCAATAAATATTGAATAATTTTCTGAACACATGATTATTGTACTTCCTCCAACAGTCTTTATCCATTCTAAAACTATTGTATAATTGTCTGTTGGTAATCCTGTAATAAGATAACTTGTAGCACCACCAGGAATTAAATTAGTTTGAACAAGATTAGCTTGAGAATCATATACTAAAACATTTAAATTAGTACCTGTATTTACTGATACAGCAAAATTAACTAATACTGAACCGTTTGATGCATTAGAAGGTGTAGGATCTACATAATCAGTAAAAGTAGCATCATGAATAGGTGTTGGTACACCTTGAGCATTTAAATCATCACAGTATAAACATGTAGAATCATCAATTTGAACATTAGGATCATAGTTTATTGCGTTTGGATCAGTACAACCATATGTTAATTGACTATCACAACAATCTTGAATACAGCTTGCATAATCATTATACTGTCCTGTTTGATCTTCAATACAATCACAATTACCATCATTAGTACAATTACATAAAGACATAAAAGCTCTAAATGACCAAGCTCCTGGTTGACTTTGAGCAGTTATTATTTTAGCAGTATTCCAATCAGCGTTTGATAAATCAGGATATGTAGTACCATTATAACCAGCATTAAATAGAGCATTTTGAACTATTGCCCATGAGTCACCACCAGTTTGTATAGTATATGATTGTGGTTGTATTACAGGTTGTGGATCATCAAAATCAACTGAAAGTTTTGTTATATAAGCTTGCGCTTCATTTATTAATGCAAAACAACTACCTCCTGCATTATTATCTATTTTAAAATAGAATCCATCTACAGGAACTACAGGCCAATAAATATTTGAAGATGTCCATTCTTGAGCTAAATTATCATTTAAATTAGGAGTAAGGCTAATAACATTAGGTGATGCTAATGTTTTATTACTACAACTATTTGTTATATTTCCTGGTACACAAACAAATTTAGGTCCTATACTTGTATTACAGCATTCTGTTGGACTATTTTGACAATCTTGTATAGTTGGATAAATACCTGTACCATCTGTCATTTCAGTACAAGTACATGTTTGAGTTGTTCCAAGACAAGTACATGGACCAGCAGCAGATGATGGTAAAATTCTTCTATATTGACATTCAGGATAAAGAAGATTCTGTAATGCAGGTTGACCTGGTCCAGTGTATAATGTACCTTGTGATGCTTGAAGAATAGTAGCTATATCTTGATATGTTAAACTATTAAATGAAGTTATAAAACTATTTGACCAATCAACATACTGTTGACCTTGAGCAAGTGTATCTTGAAGATAATTTAAAACATCATCCCAACTTTCTGTAATAAATGTTCTTTGTGTAGTACTATTTGCATCTGGAAGTAAACCAGCAGCTGTCCATGAAAGAGGCCAATCATCATGAGGACATGATGTACCAGCTATATCACTCATAGTAAAGAATATTCCGCCATTAAATTTTATTATATTACCATTTGCATCAACACATTGTCCTGGTTGAGGTGCAACACCAGTTAATGAATGCACAATAGAATTTATTGGTAAATGTGTAAATCCATTTGCTGGATCAGTATAAAAGTTTAAAGCTTGAGATGAATTTGAAAATGTACCTATATTTGTATATCCATCACAACTATTAAATCCAGGACTTCCTGTTTGAATACATGAATAATTATATGTACAGGAACCATCATCACAAGTAGCAGCAGAATTAAAATTGTTTGCATTTGGATCCATACATCCATCTACACATGCTGTACAACAGCTATCCCAACCTACATCATTTTGATACAAAGGAGATGATGGTGGATTACAATTACAATCTGCTGTTGCAGTAGGATCATAATTAGTTGCAGAAGAATCAGTACAACCAGAGAATAAACATGAATTATCACTATGTGTAGCAGAAGAATTATAATTACAAGCAGTAGCATCCATACAACCATAAATTCTTGATTGTGGTTGATCAATAAAGAAAGATGCAGCTTCTGTACATGGATTAGTAGCACTATCTGTAACAAAAACATTATATACACCTCCACATATACCTGTTATATTTTGTGTAGTTGCTGTATATCCACTTGGTCCAGTCCATTGGAATGTATATGGTGGCGTTCCTCCTGCTACTATAATATTTATAAAACCATCATTTTGACATACAGGAGGAGTGTCATTATTTTCTGTAGCATCACCTATACTTCCTGTTGTTATAGTAAAAGATTCACAAAACTTACATGATCCATCATCTACAGTTGCGTTTGGATTATAATTATCTGCATTAGGATCAGTACAACCTTTTAATAAATTACCAGAAGATGTTGTTTCAGCTGGTTCTTCACATGCTTGAAAAGGTGTTACATCACATGCAGTAAATTTACATTTATCTGTTATGGTCATAGAAACCTTTTGAGATTTACATCCACCTGTAGTAGTTAAACATGTACATAAATCTAATATGTGTCTTGTGTTAACTGATGCATTATTTACACACCATCTTAAAAATCCATTTTCATTTGTTTCTCCAACAACGCCACCATTTATTGTTATTGGATGACAACTAATAGGATTACCATTTTGGTCTTTTACAACAAATAGAAAACATTCTGAGTCATTACAATTTTCTAAATCTACAAATGCATCTAAATCATTTTGAAAAGTTTCAGCTTGAAATACTCCTTCAAATACATTTGTTCCCCATCCATGTTGATCTAATGCACCATATCCTTGAGCAAAATATGGATTAGATGTTTGAATTGGTGTTAATGGTCCTAATGTATTAAATGGTGCTGTAGTTAATGTACCATCAGCTGGAGTTTTATCACCTGATGTAATAGCTCCTAATACATGTAATGGTAAAGGATGATGTGCTGGTCCAGGATTAGATGGTGCAGATGGATACATATAAAAATCAGATTTTCTATCTGCCATTCCAGCCATCCAAATATTTCTTGTTTGAATGAATTGTGTATGATCTGCTGCCCAACAAGGAGTTACAGTTCCTGATCCATCTGTAGCATTATTCCAAGTTGCTGGATCACCTTTACCATGATATGGTTGATGATGAGTGGTTGAAGTAGCTTCATCTAAAAATGTTACAACTAATAAGTTTTGTTTGCTTGCAATAGGAGGCATACCTATTGAAGTAACACCAGCAAAAACTCCACCACTAGTATCAGTTCCTCCGTTACCTCCTTGAGCTACAGGTAATACTGATGCTGTTACATCAACACCTGCCGGTCCACCATTATGCATAATTACACCATTACTTTGAGCCCATTTTAATATAGCCCAAAATTTATTAGTATTATTTACAGACCATGGAAATACTGAATCTGCAGCACTATTACAATCGTTAGTACCAAAGTTTCTGTTAGGATTTGCATCAACATTTACAGGTGTTCCTGTTACAGCACTGTTTGATGCACATGGAACACCATTTACATCTATAGTAGCATTACCACCACAACTTCCTGAATTTTGAAACATACCAGTCATTGATGATGTAGCCCAATCAAGCCATCTTTCTCCAAATACTGTTGTATGATAATCTTTTACACTTGCACTTATGCCGCCATTACATGAATCAGGATCTCCTGGTTGATTTGCTTCAGCTTTTACTACTTCAATCCAATCTTTAGCTGCATTATAAGCAGCTTGTACTTGTGTTAAACCTAATGATGTTGCATCATAATAAAAATAAACTTCTATATCACCTTGTGCCATACCACAAGCTGCATCAACCCATCCAGGTCTATTAGCATCATCTTTAGCACCAGTTGCTGGAGGATCATATTTTGTTACTACAGTTTTTATAGAATCATATTGTGTAACTTTAGAATCTTGAAAATCACAAAGGTATTTATCTTTTATATAAGAAGGAAGATTGGAACCACAACAAGTACCTACACCATATCTTTCATATCTATATTTTTTAAATATCTCATCAGCAAATCCACGTTCAGTCTGGATTTTTTGTATAGTAGTATCTTTTTTATTACAATTTGATTCCATCCTTATTTTTTAACTAATCCTGCTTCTAATGCTGCTTCATAAGCTTTTTCACAGGTTTTGCAAACAATTTTTCCATCAGATGCAGTTGTTTGTTGACATCCGCATCCTATTGCTCGTTTACAATGTGTACAATTTGCTGCCATATTTATTTGGTTTATTGGTTAACATGTTGGACAAGTTATTTTATCTAATTTCTTTTTTGCAAAATTAAATAACTCTAAGCCTGCCTGGGGATTAGCTGCATATTCTACTTTAGCTTTTGCAGCATCTATATATACTTTTATATCACTTAATTGATCAAGTAATTTTTTTCTATCATATGATGGCTCACAAGGAGTTATATCAAGTAAACACATTTTATCATAGTATTGATTCATTATGTTTGTGATTCTTAAATGATTATACTCTACATAAGCTTTGTCATGAGGACTAACTTGATACCTTATAATATATAATCCATCTGGTATAATAACTCTTGTATTATTACAGTTTTTTGTTTGTACATTTAATGCACAAGCATTAATTGTTAGATCAAATCCTTCTGTTACTTTAATAAGTGCAGGTCTATTAAATCCTGGAACTGTAACTAATAATTCAGGACAATCTATTTTTATATTTTTTGCATATGTACTAGTATCTTTAATACTGAGTACTTCAGGATTTGATACAGGTAAAACTTCTAAGCTTAATATGTGTTTAGCTGCCATAATTTTATTTTAGTCTTAAATACAAAGAGTATCTATTAATAATATACAAAATTAATTAATAAAAAGAAAAAAAAAAGAGCAGGAATATTTCACCTGCCCTTTTTAATAAATACTAACTAAATATTAATTATACAGCATACTCAGTGTATGTTACACCACTTGCAGCAGCTATAGAACCCATTAAGTGTTCCATTTTTGCAATATTTGGATGAGGATCTGCTCCACTTAAACAAGGAACAAATATTTTATATAAATATTGATCATTATCAAATACTCCAGTTGGATTGTTAAATCTAGGCACTGTATGTTGTATGTAATAAACTTTGTAGAATGCACTTCTATCAACTAAAGCAGCACCACATTTAAGTAATTCATCTCCGTGTTGAATTTCTCTAATTCTAGCAGAATCTTTATTACCTTGATTCCAACCACCATCTTGTCTGTATCTACCATCAAGAATAAGATATTCAATAACTTGTTCTCCTGTAGTTTCTTTCTTAACAGCAATTGCAAATGCTTCCTTTTCACCAAAGTTAGAAACAGCTACACCAGATACAGCAGCAGTCATACATGTGTTTGTACATGCATTACCATCATCATCTACTGGAGATGCAGAAACTCTTAATGGAGCAACTCCATAATGATCTCTTGTATCATAAGAACAGTTGTCAAAGAAAGTTGCAGTATAGTCAATAACTAACTTTAACTTGTTATTACCAGAACCACCAGCTACAGCTGAAGCAGTCATAAATGGATTTAATAAAGGATCTTTATTAATTCTATCTACCCATGCAGTTACAACAGTTGCACCAGGAACATCAGTACCACTTGCACAACACTCTCTGTAATCTAAAACAGCATAAGAAAATCTGTTTAAGAAACGTAATGCTTCATCACCTTTAATATCAAGTCTTAATTGATTTTGATCAGCTGTAGATCCATCACATTTGAAACATCCATCAGGAATTTCAATTTCAATGTATTCAGCAGCTGTAGTAACACAAGGTGCACTCCAAAGAGCTCTTACATAATTTTTTTTAATAACTTTTGTTTTGATTGACTCAGCATAACCACCTCTTGCAGGGTTATTACCAAGTGTGTCTGTTTGGTTATAGTTACCAAGAACTAACATAAATTCAGCAGGTATAGCTGCTGCTGATGCAGATGTTGGGAAAACTACTGTTTGGTAGGTCCCAGCATTAACTAAACCAAGTTCTGCTGCGCCAAGGGCTGTAGTAGCTTGATCTTTCAGGTCTTCTATACCTGTAGCTAACATACCTTTAACGTAAGCATGATTAAAATACGCCATTTTTATAATGCCTCCTACTTTACTCAGAGGGCTTTTTTTATAACAAAAAGAATGGGTTTGTTAAATCCAAGATAAAAGTACCCAAACCTAAACTCTTATCCCTTCTATATTAATATACTTAATATTTTTTCTTTTTACTAACTTTTTTCTTCTTTTTTGTGCTACCGCCTTTTTTATATACTGACTTAGCCATTACTTTTGCTGTTTTAGGTTTCTTTGCTTTCATAATTAATTATTTTTTTCTGCTGATTGTGATCCTCTTATATAATTGTTTGCATCATTAATATCACCTGCAACAATTGTACAAGCTTCATCAATAATTAATTCAACTATATCATCTTTAAATTCAGGCTCTACATCTGCTGCAGAGATTACATTTAAATATGGATCAGAACAACCTGCTATTTGTATATTTCTAGGTTTTCTATAAAAAGTTATTCTAGGATTTACAATATCAAATTCTCTTTTGTATATCCTTATTGTATTATTTGCTAATGTGCAAAATGTTTCACCCCATTCAAAATCAGGTCTTTTTAAAGGATCACGCATTATTACATCAACATTAGCTTCTTCAGCTAAATAAACTGTCATTGATCTAGGATCTTTTTTACAGCATTCTGTTGTTGCGTCTGTGTCAACCCTTTTAAATTCTAAATAATTATTTGGAAAATTAGTTCCTAGAAGATAATCATCTTGTATTGAACCAGTTACAGGTTGCGTAGTAAGAAGGATCTGAAGATCATCAATACGTCTTTTAGATGCTTCATCTCCTTCTCTATATGCATTTGTACCATGAAGTTGTTTTCTACACCATTCAATTTGAGCTTTATTAAAAGATTCAACAATTTGCCAACATTCTATATTATCATAGTCATTACTTGCAAGCTTGTTAAGCCTTTGTCTAAATTTTATTTGTAGTGTAGTAATATTCATTTTTTATGTAGCTAATACTAATTCAACTTGTTTTTTAATATCCATTAACATTTCATCATTAACAGGATTCTTTAAAAATTCTACAACTCCAGGTCTAGTAGTAGCTATTTTACTACTTGTCTTTTTATGATGTATATAACCATCAGATCTTGTAGTTAAAATATTTAAAGCTAAAGCATCTTTAACCATAGAGTTAATTCTTAAATCTTCCATATCCATTCTAGATGCATCAATAAAGTTTTTAGCTGCTAAATTAACATCTGATTCTCTTCCATCTCCATTAATATAAGAATCTGCTTCTTCATATAATATATCTAATGGAGTTGATTCAGTAAACTGAGAACTATTATAAGTAAACAATTTTATCATATGCATAAGTTTATTTTTATCTTCATCATATAAATCACTTAAAATACCAAGAGCTTTATTTCTAATTTTAGCATCTTTAGTTCTTGTTCCTGCAGTTTCTTTTACTTTATCTAAATAAAATTTATATTTACCAATTCTTTTTGCAGTTTCTAAATTTGGAGCAACTAAAGAAAATCCACCTGCTTCAATAGCTAAAAGTTTTATTCTATCATATGGATCAACTTTAGGATCAATAAATACAGGATCATTACCTACTTTAATTGTTATTTTATTCCAAAAAGCTTTGTTATCAGGTCTAACTACTTGAACTTTACTCCAGAATTCTGGATCATTTTCACTAATAACATTAGCTGCTAATTCTTTTTCTAATTCTACAACGTGCTTTCTTATTTGTTTTACTTTTGCAGCTTTTTCATCTGCTGGTAGTGTTTTTATTTCTGGTGCAAATTCATTAAGACCAGTTACATATCTTAGTATTCCATTTCTTTCTAGACATATAATACTTTCACTATGAAAAGCTCCTTCATACAATGTCATATTATATTTTTCTAATCCCATATTTTCTATATCAGGATTAAAAAATGGTCTAATAGCAATTGTGCTGTCTTTAACAGCGTTAGTTTTTTCTGTAATAGTTACATTTTCCATTTTAATAGTTTTAATCAGTTTTTAATTTTGGTTTAAAAGAAATAGGGAGGAGCACTTGGCTCCCCCTCATTTCATAATATATATTGATTAGAATGATCCTCCAGTTACTGGGTTTCTCATAACAATCTTTAATACCTTAGTTGGGTCTTTTACCCAAACAGAAGGCATGGTTTGTGTCATCATTACACGATAACCATTGAAGTGTCCTGAAGAAGCAAATCCTTGAGTTCTTCCCATGTAGTCCATAGTACCATTTTGGTAGAACCACTTAAGAGCATTATCCCAAGAAAGCTTTAATAAGAAGATGTTGTCATTTCCTTCATCAGTTACATCAAAGATGATGAAGCTGTAAGAAGATAATGGACGACCATCTACTAATGGATTTTCAATGTCATTAGTATTTAAGTTATCAAATGCTGGATTCAATACAAATTTAACATTAGCTAAGAAAGGAATGATAAAGCTAGTGTATGCATATCCATACCCTAAATCCATACCAGATCCAGTAATAGCACCAATGTTATCTAAGTTTGTAACAGCACCTAAACCTGCTGAAGTTCCATTAGCTTCAACTCTAATAGCTTCATTTACTAATTGCATACCTCCAATTCCAGTTTGAACAACTAATTGTCTCTTTGGATCTGGACCATCAAATTCTACTTTACCAGCATAGAAGTTATATAGTTCATTTTTGAACATATCTAAGCTAAATGCAGATTTGTTGTATACACGTTTGAAAGAGTTATCTAACTGCTTCCAAAGACCAACAGAAAGTCTGATGTCATCTGGACCGTCTTGTCTAACTCTACCACCATGACCCCACATTAAATAACATTCAATGTCATTAGCAATTTTAGTAAGGTGTGCTGCTTCAAGAGACGTTAAGAACGTTCTAGAAAGAGAACCATTATCAAATGCTTTTTTAATGTAATCTTTACCCATTGCTCCTGCAATTGACTCAATAGAATCTAAAGAAGGATCTAGGTTTTTGTCAAAGTTTCTCCAAATTTCAGTTACAGGTACAGTACCATCAGCATTCATACCACCTTTGATCATAAGATCAGCACGTGATGAAACTGAATAATGTACGTGTGCTTCAGCTCCTCCAACAAAGTTGTAGAATTCTCTGAATCCTGCTCCTGTTTGAATATCAGAGAATCTTTCTCCGTATTCACCCCTTGCAGAACCTTTTCTGAAGAATTTAGTACCAGCAGCAAAGTATTTTGTTTCAATACCTGTGCCAGTAGCGTTATTAACTAAAGTACAAGTATAAACCCATCCATCTCCTACAGGGACAATGTCATCTGCAGTAATGTAAAGTTCAAGACCATTGTACTTATCATAAGTAATGATGTCCCCATGACCAAACTCTCTTTTAGAAAGTCTGATTTTGAAAGGTTCACCATCTTTCCCGTCTCCATCAGTTAATCCACTTATGCCCATTGACATAGGAAGAGACTGAGAAACAGGTGTTTGCCATTTGTACTCACCTCTAGCATTGTCCACCATAATTGTGTTCTTACCACCAAACGATGCCATTTGATACAAAGGCATTTCTACCTTTTGCGTCATAGCCCACAGTTCCACTGGACCCATGTCCATTGGCTCTGCATCACCAAGCATTTGTGTTAAGTGATATGAATCAATATGAGAACTAGCCTGGTAAGACGTGTCTCTTAGAAAGAGACCATTGTTTAAAACCGGTGTTGCCATTTTTTCACTTTTTAAAATTAATAATTATTGTTGTTGTCTATGTTAAAATCTTTTAAATATATTAGAACTTCTTGGAAGAGTACGTCTGTTAGAACTTGGCTTTTCATTTGAAGTTACTCCACCGCTAGAATGTTTTTTAGTTGACTGAGCAGTTTTTAATTTTCTAACTGTTTGTTCAACTGCTTTATTTGTTCCTTTAGACATAAGTTGATCTTTATATCCTTTTGGATCAGCTAAAAGCCATAATGCTTCTGTAACTAAATTATAGTTTGGTTCTACAAATTGATACTTTTCTAATAAGTGACCTAATAAGTTTGTTTGTGAGCCATTAATAGATGGGTAAGCTGGATTAACTAATCCGTTATATAAAAGAGCTTGAGTCTTTTTATTAACTTTCATATCACCTACTTTACCATCTTTAAGTGTATCATACACATTGGCCATATAATTTTCTGATGCTTTTTGTTGTTGAGCTTTCATTTGTTCTTGTTGTTGTAATTTTCTTGCTACAACTTGCTCTTGCATTTTATCTAATTTTGGTTTAAACTTGCTTGCTTGTTTTTCAAGTTTACCAAGATCTTTCCAAATTTCTATTTCTTCTTGAATATCTTCTGCACTTCCATATCCTGTAGCTGTTAAATATTCTCTAACAATATGAGCTTGACCATCTTCATTATCTAATGAAAGTTCACGCACTTGTTCTACTTGAGCTAATGCACCAAATAATCCTTTAAGATCTGTGCCACCGTCAGCTACATATTTTGCAGCAACTTGTAATTCTTGTGGTAAACTATTAAAAAATTGTTTTGGTGTTTCTTTTCTAACTTTATTAGCTCTATCATCCATATTAGCTTGGATAAGCTCTTTCCAATCTTTTGCAGTATAATCATCTAAATTTTTATCATCATCAAAAGGAATAATTTGTTCATCTTCAATCATTTTTTTGAAGACATCAGTCATATCACTCATTCTCCTTCTACCTGATGTTGTAGATTTTTCATCTTCTTTTTCAGCTAAATCTAAACCTTCATTAAGTATTTCATCTACCTCATCTTTAGAAACTTTTTCTTCTGTAGTAGTTTCTTTTACTTCAGTCTTAACTTCTTCTTGTTTAGCTTCAACTTTAATTTCTTCTTTTGTATCTTCTTTTATTTCTTCAGCTTTAGGTTCTTCTTTACCATCTAAAAATGATAAATCAACTTTTTCTGGTTTTGAAAATACATTAGGTTTTTTTGTTTCTGGAGTAACAACAGAATCTGCTCCTGGAGCACCGTTAAAGATCTCATCCAAGTTTACATCTACTTCTTTTACTGTTGTCGTTTCTTGCATTTTTTCTGACATAATTATATGGTTTTATTATTATTTACTGGTTATTACATATATAATATACAAAAGTTTTATACCATAAACCATTTAAATTTAAAAAAAAAGAAAGATTTTTTGTAGTATATAGCTAAGTATACTATTTCTTATCTTTTTTAGATGGTTTGGTAGTTTTTTCTACATCATATTTGTTTTTATTTTCACGTGCAATTGCTAAATTCTTTTCAGCTATTTGTCTTTGAGTAGCAAGTTTTTCTCTTTCAATTTGTAATTTAGATTTTTCAAAAGTATTTTTTGTAGTTGCTTGCTCACGTTTGAAGTTCATTTGTTCTCTATACTCATCTCTTTTACGTATATCTTCCATTGCATCTTGAAAATCACTCTGTTGATTTTGATTTATATCTTGCATAGATCCATAACCAGCAGCTCTAATTTCTGCAACAGTAATATCTTTTTGTCTATCTTTATCATCTTGTTGTGCTTGGAACTGTCTTTGTGCTTCAGCTTCTTGTGCTGCAGCTTGTTGCTGTTGTTCAGCCATTTGTTGCTGTTGTTGCATTTGCTGCTGTTGTTGAGTTTGTTGTTTAGTCTCAGCATCTTTAAGCACATCTGTAACTTCTGCTATACTTGTTGCTTTAATAACATTACCAAGATCATATATAGATGCACCAGTAGTATTATTAGTTAAAGCCATTTGTTTTAATTGATCAAGTATTTGTCTATGATTTGTTTTTGTAGTACAAAATACATTAAAATCTCTAAGTAAAAGTTTAGTACCATTAATTTGAAAATTAACTTTTTCTGCCTCAGAAGTAATATAACTTAATCTAACAGAAGGATTAGTACTATGATAATATTGAGATAAATCAGTTCTCATTTGATGTACACGTGGCATTAAGTGATCAGAATGCTGTGTAAAATACATTTCTGTTTGAGAATATGATTGATTCATTGCTTGAGTAACACCTGTTGCTGTTTGTTGTGCAATTGGAGTTCCCATTCTTTGAGGATTAATACCTATTGATTCAAATGCTTGACCTTTAAAATGATTAGCTAATTGAATTCTTGACATCAATCTATTTGTTTGTTCTAAGTTTAATGTTTGATAATGATTAAAATTAGTAGCATTTTCTGTATTAGTAATAGAAGTATCTAATGGCATCATACCAAAATCTTTCATTGCTACATAAGCTTTTGCTAAATTATTCTTACCCCAATCTTCACCCATTGAGTGTCGTGGTAAAGCATTTTGATCAAACATAATAACAGTACCTAATTCATCTACTAGTATATCTGCTATTTGATTATTAACCATATTATAACCTATTTGATATGGTTTCATTAAATCAACAAGTGATGTAGATCTTGTATTTCTATCAGAAAATACTCTTCCTTCTATTGGTAGTTTACATCCATATAAAGAATTATCACCTTTGAATTGATATTCTATTCTTCCTGGCTTTTGTTTATTAATACCTAAATATATTGGAGATTCATCTGATGTATCATTTCTCCATGATGTAGGTCCATTAGGTCCAATTTTAATACCACCCCATACTTCATTAATCCAAAAATAATCAATATGCTCACCTTGAATTAAATTTTCTTTTGTTTTTTGTTTAAATAATTTAGTATTATATACAGGTTTATCTGTAACTTTATATGTTTCATCAACTATTTCTTGCATTAAAGCACCATCTTCTGTAATTCTAGTTAAATGACCAACTTTTCTTTGTGTCTTCCAATAACATGTTGTAACACGCATCATGTTATAATCACCCCATGTCATTATATCATCACCTTCTGATAATATAGCTTGTACAACATCACCTCCATATTGACTGGCATTCATGTCACTATTACTAACTAATTTTCTATATGCTAAACCTGGTCTTTGTGTATTCCATTCATGAGATCTAGTAGCATCATAATAAGAACCATCATTTTGCATACCATTATCTAAATAAATTGCATTAGCAGCTGGATAAATACGTTCTAATGATGTAAGTTGATCTTCAGTCATTAAATATCCATATACATCAATAACATCAGCTACACTCATCATATCACATTTACCTGCAAAATTAGAATCAGATATATATCTTGAGTCAGGAGATTTTTGATAAAATGTTAATGCTGGATTCCATAATTCTACATCATAGTCATCTTCCATCATACGGAAATGCCAAAATTCTCTATCACAAATAAGCATATCTTTAAATGCTCTTTCTTCAAGTTCTTGCATTTTAAATCTTTCTTCATCAACATTTAATTGATGATGTGCCCATTCTTCTATTAAACTTCTATAATCTTTAGAAAAGAAATCTTGTATTTCTGGTAATGTTTTTAATTTTTCTGGTGCAATATTTTGTTGAAACTCTTCTGATTCAGGATTAGCTCCTTGTTGAACCATTTTCATAATTAACTGATTTCTTGCATCAGTTAATAGTGATTCTTCTATTTGTATTCTTTTTTGTTCTAACATCTCATTATAAGACGTATCATCAACAGCTCTAAACTGAACTTTAGAATATCTTTTTGAAAACTCACCAACAAGAACATTAATTACATTAGGTATTATAGGATAAAATTTTAACTCTAATGCTGTTTGATCTTCTTTAGTTAATATATTAATAAGATCTGTATAGTCATTATCATCTTCAATAATATAATCTGTTTTATCAATTATACCTTTTGCAAGTTTATAATTTTTTAATATTTTTCTTGCATTATCTCTAAGATAATCAAGACCTCTTTTTTCTAACCAATCTAGATTCCACGCAGCCCACTTATCATCTTTTTCTTTAGCAGGTAAAAATTGTAGTGGTTGTGTTAATGATACTGAAGCATGTCTTCCATCTGCTTTAGCACCATTTTTTAGTTGCATTGCGCTTAATACTTTCATAATTTAGTTTTCTTCATTTGAATTATAAACCACATCATCATAATCATATACATAAATATATTGAATATGGGAATATGGAGAATCCCAATCTATTGTTGTTGTAGTTACCCAATCATACATTACTTAATATTTTTAAAAGGATTTCTTCTTTTTTTAAGTATGTTATTATTTTTTTTCCTTCCTATATTACTAAAAGGTCTCATAGATAATTTATACAAATTTTGTGAATTATCCAAAGATTCTAGTGATTTATCTCTCTCTTTACGTTTAACATACCCTCTATTTGCTTGTTGCATCTTTGCAAATGCTACTAATGCAGCAAATGATACAAGTCTATCTACGTTTAATCCTGGATAGTATTGTAACATTTCTGTTATTAACATTTTATCTGGTATTCTTTCTACACCAAACTTTACATTTAATACCTCACCATTATCATCAAGTTCTTCATCTATTGATTCTCTTATAAATTCTATAGCATATGATATAAGATGACTTTTAAATAAAGTACCTGTATTTTTCCAACCATATTCTTGAAATACATTACTATTAGATCCAAGATCTTTAAGAAATACCATTTGTGATTTTGGTACTAAATATTTTTGTTTTCTTTTTGAAATCATATATTGAATAAATAATGATATATTATTTTCTACAATAGTCCATGCATTATACCATTCAATAATTCTTTCTAGTTGTTCATGTGTTTTACTTATGTCATCATATCTACCACACCATGTTGCAACTATTTTATCTCCTTCTATAAAAGTTTCTAATCCTTCTGGTGTTTCTTTTGTTACTTCTACAGGATTTTTATATACAATAATACTACATAAAGAATCTGATGTAGTTGTTTTACCTTCTGACACAGGGTCAATAGATGCGTAATAAGTTCCAAAATCTGGATTTTTTATAGGTCTTTCCCACACAGTAAGAACACCACCTTTATCTTCTCTTTTTTTATTTACAGGAAATTCAGATATAGGTGCTCTATTTGATTTAATAGGTTTAATTCCTTTCTCATCTCTTTCTAATTCAATAAACTCATAAGAATATTCTTTACGTTCTATTCTTTGTAACTGTTTAGTAAGAAAACTTTGAGGAAATATAGAAGCTTTTCTATATGCAAATGCTTCTCCAATGTTTGTAGGTTTTTGAGATATACGTAATTGATACTGTTCAGGATCTAACTCATCTTTCCATTCTTGTCTTTCTGTTGAAATAGCTTTTAAAGATGCCTCAATTAAAGAGTTGCCATATTTATCTATAAAAGGAGGCATAGACCATTGTTCTGGTATAAATAACCCAGCAATACCTATGGTACCTTTATCATCAATAAGATCTGTTTTTACACCTAAAATACCATTGGCTTCAGGTTGCATTATCATTTTCTTTAATGGTTCACATTGATCAAGATCACCCACTGAACCTGCAGCAATAAATTGTCCAGTTGTTATCATACCAGATGTCATAGCTGGTCTAATATACTCATACGTTTGATCCATCTTTGGTGCAATACCAGCCTCCTCATGAAAGAAGTAAGTACAAGGTCCACCTACACCTGTTGTTGCATTCTTTTCAAAAGATGCACCTTGTATTTTAGATCTAAGACCTCTTTGAGTTTTTCTGTTATTAACTCTTACTTCAATTTTTTGTTCCCATAAAAGAACTTTATCTGGATTGTTTGGTCTATACCATGCAGTATGTTGATTAAGAAATGTTGCATATTCATCTAAAAATTTCCATGAACCTTTATCATTAATATAATCTTTTAATGATGCACCTATTTTACATATTGATCCTTCTTCAAACCAATATTGATTAACAATTTTTGCCATATGAAAATAAGAAGAAGCAATCTGACGTTTTTTAAGAATAGCTACATGTTTATAATTAATTTCAGCCATAATTTCATATAAAGCCATATGATACTGAGCATCTCTTACTTTAGCAAATCCATATTTTTTTTCTTCTTTATCAAAAATAGGTAAAAAGTTTAACCACATATAATAGTCACGTGTAATATACCATGTATCATTTTTACTATGATATATTACACCTTCTCTACATTTATTTTTTTGGTCATTCCAGTATTGTATAAAATCTTTAGATCTAAATGGTTTATCACAATAAAAACCATTTTTATTAAAATTAACTGCTTGTTCATTAAATAATAATGCAGTTTTATCAAAATTATATTTACCTGGTTCTTTAAAAATAGAATCAATAAAAGATCTAAAATCCTCTATTGATTCAAATTTTGTTTCAGACCATTTATTGTCCTTGTATGTAGGTATAACCTTATACATCAACTACTTTAGCAACAATATCTTGCTGATTAAATAATAAACATTCTTTACCTTCTGATTCAATACTCATTGGAGTACCAAATTCACTTATTCTAACATTGTCTCCTTCTTTCATTGTTTTTACATCTTCACCAACTGACATTACTGTTCCTGTCATTGGATCTTCTTGTACTGAATCAGGAATATAAATTCCAGTGTTACCATAAGTTTCTTTTTTTTCATGTAACTTAATTAATACTTTGTTACCTAATGGAATAATTTTTTGCATTTTTTTTTATTTTTAGTTATTACATTTGATCATAAGCCAAGCCTTGTCCTCCACGTACTTGACTTTTTTGTTCATCTTTCATATCATTATATGCCCCTTTAAATGATTGTCTTATTTGTTCAAATTTAGCAGCAGTATTTACTAATGATGTTAGGTTACCATCTCTACCGTGTTCAATAGATGTAGTTTCCATATATCTTGCTAATCTATCAAGCATTGTTTTAATTCCTTTATATGCTCTATATGTTGGTGTTTGATATAAATCTTCACAAAACCTAACAGCATTTCTAATAGATTCATCTTCAGAAGATTCTTCTAAACCTATTTCATCTACAATTAATTCTTCTTTTTCATGTTCTGGCATATTAAAAAATGGATTCATATCTGGATCAGGACAAGTCATATAAAAAATATATAAATAAACTTGCATATAAGTATCTGGATATTTATCCATAATATTTTTTAATGTTTTTAAAGAATAACAATGTTCTGATGGTATTACTTTACCGTTTTGTACATCAAATAATTTAGCTAACATAATGGGTTGTCTTTTATCCACATTATTAGACTTCTTACTTCATCTTTTAAATATGGTAGGTTATACATTTTTATTTCTTTTATAATAGGTTCTCCATTAGAATCATACTTATTTATTGGATAACCATTTTTATCATCTTTTTCTTTTTCAAAAGATACATGTTGTATTGTTAATTTACCAGGTTTTAATTTTGGATTATGCTTAAGAATAATATACATATATAAACTTAATTGTATATTATAATGATTTAAATTACAATCATCAAGATGAGTTAAAGGTTTAAACATTTTAGATGTTATACCTTCCCAGTTTACAAAACCTTTTTCTTTTATTTCTTTATTTGTTTTATAATCTGTAATGTTTACTTTTCCGTTAACTATTTCTACTAAATCTGCTTGACCACAAATACATGCAGATTTTAGATAAGCAAAATGTTCTGGATAAACACCAGGTTCTAATTTTTGATTAGGGGCTATTTTAACACCATTAGAATCAACTATTGGTTTTATAATAGGTATTTCTACACCTTCACGTTCTATAGTCTTAAAATCAAGCATATCTGATTCTCTCTGATTATGATACCAATTACCTAAATCAATAGCTCTTTGACTTTCTTTTTCCCAAATATTTATAACTTCTTTAGGTTTAAGACCATACCATTTTGAACGTTTATTCTTACAAGATTTTTTTGCAACAGCTTCTTTATCAAACTTAGGTTTAAACTTAGCAATAAAAGAAGTAACACTTGTCCAGTTTATTTTATCTTTTTCTAAATTTTCATCTAAACTTTGATATATATGCCCATCTTCTTTAAAAACTACTGCCATAATTATTTCTTTTTACTCATTATTTCATTTAATGCTTTTTCATCTTGATCTGACATTATAGCATCCCATTTACCACTTGGACATGAAGAAGATAATGCTCTTGTTTTAAAAGCAAGACTACATCCACAATTTGCACAACAAGGTTGAGTACCTGAAGCAGCACAGTGACTACCTTTTATATCTAGATAATCACATTCTTTACATATGCTATATCTATCTCCTGCAATAATTTCTACATAGTCTTTTTTCCAAATATTATTTTTAACACCTTCATATACTTGATCTAAATGTTTTATTGCTCCTAATAATTTACCTAGTTTCATTTTTCCAATTTTTTTTATTATCTATTTCTATATTTATACGGTCTAATGTTTTTTCCATTTTAATAAGTTTTTCTTTTACTGGTAAATGTTTACCATATCCAGAATATGTAGTTTTTTCCATATTACCTAACATATCTTTATGTCTTTTTATAGATCTTTCTAATCTATTTTTTCTTATTATAAAAGTACCTAAATTTGGTAAAAGAACTCTAGTATTATTTAATTCTTCTAGTTCATGTCTTACTTTGTTATAAAAGAATCTAACAAATTCCTCTACCAAATTTTCATGTACTTCACATTCTTTTGCAATATCCTTATAAAATGTTTTATAAGTTTTAGGTTTTATGTTATTCTTCAACACTAAGAATTTTAAAATCTAATAAAATAGTACCATCAACTTGCAACTGAATATTTTCTGATAATAGGATTTTTTTATTGTCTTTTTTAATCAAGCCTTTACTTTTTGCTTTTTGAATAGCATTTCTGCATGATTGAGCACTTTTAAAAATTTGTTTTTCAGATATTACTTTACAAAATTTATTTAATTCTGTAGTTTTAAGTTTTGCTAATTCACATAAACAATCTAAATCAGCTTTACTTATTTGAATATCATTTAAAAAACAATAAGTAACTATTTGATATTTTATAATATCATCTTTAGAAACTCTAATCCTTTTATCTACTTTTTTTACGACAGCCATGTTTTAACAATATCATTGCTGTTAAGTAAAGTATAAGTGAAACTGTTACTCCAAGTATCTCTTGCTTTTCTCATGACTTTCATGAAAAATCTCCAATCATCATTGTCTGCAATAACCTGACAACCAGCAGACCACTTATCTACTTGTGTTGATTTTTTACCAGCATATTTAGTTGCTCTATGAATATTTATACCAAACAAACCTGTATCTAAGTTTTCTGTATTTAGATTATATACATCATCTCTGTTGTTATCTCTATATACAGTAACAGGTTTACATTGACCTAAAGCTTCATATCTACCTTGGTGTTTTCTAATTTTATGAGATCCTCTATACTGCCCTTCTTTTAGTATTGCAGTACCTTTTGATTTAACTATAGGAGCATCCATGTAATGTGATCCTGGATCAGTAGTACAATCAAATTCATAATATTTCCAAACTCCATTTTCTTTATAAGAAATAGTTATTGTATCATCAAATTTATTTGTAACTTTTCCAGCTGTTTCAGCATTTCTAATACCTACAATATTTACATTGAAATCTCCGTTTTCAAACCATTTATAACCTTTAGATTCTACAGATCTTTTAATATGTTCTCTACTATACTTCATCTGCCACCTTTTTTAAAGTTCTTTTTGCAGGTACTTCATCAGGTGTATCATTAGATTCTTCAGTACTAGCTCCCATTGCTTGTGCTAAAAACATTTGTGCTTGAACTCTTTCAGCTCTAGCTTTTTCTATGTCTCTTAGACATTCTTCATACTCTAATTGTGCTTTTAAATGCACAATGTTTTCTTTGTAGAAGATTGTTAACTCTTCTCTTTTAGCTGCCATTTGTTCTTCAGACAGCTCAACTTTTTCTTTTGCCATTTTTTTATTTTTATGGTTAATATACATTACAAATATACAAAAAAATAAACAATAAAGGTTTACTTTTATAAATTTTTTTAAAAATTAAATAAAATAAGTTTAATTTATTAGTGATAACCGTTTAAAAGATCAAGTAGTTCTTCTATTGCATCATGTCTATGTGAATCTTCTAATACAGTTTTAAATACATGTTTTGAATTTACTAGTTTTGACATATCATGATATGCTGAATAGTTCTTATCTTTTAAATCTATTTGATATGAATCACCACAAAAAATCATTTTAGAGTCTTTACCTAGTCTTCCAATAGCCATTGCTAATTGACTTCTAGTTAAGTTTTGGAACTCATCTACTATTACAATAGAGTTATCAAATGTACGGCCTCTAAAATGCGCCAGAGAGCATAATTCTATAGTTTCATCCTTTTCCATTTTATCTAAAAGTTGAGGTTTGTTATAAACCTTTCTCATATTAGATCTAATTGGTACTAGCCAAGGTTCCATTTTTTCACGTTCAGAACCAGGTAAAAACCCATTATCTTCAGTAGAAACAGTAGGTCTTGTTATAATTATTTTATTGTATTGTCTTTTAAAAAATTGATCTAAAGCTATTTGTACTGCAAGTAATGTTTTACCGCTACCAGCTCTACCTACAATAAAATTATAAGGTGTTTTTAAAATTTCTGCTTTTGCTTTTTTTTGCTCATCAGATAGTGAAATTGAAAATCTGATTGCTCCTTTTGGAGGAGTCTTTGCTTTATTTGCCGTTGGCATATTTAAAGTTTAAAATTATTTATTTGTATTATACTTATCTCTAAGTTTAATACATTTTTCAAAATCATCTCTTTCAGCAAAATAATCTATAAGATTTTGTACATCATCCTTAGTAGGAGTATCTGTAATATCATGCATAAATATAAATGATTCTAATTTTTCTACATTAACAACATCTTCAAGTTTTTTCCCTCCTATAAGAAGGTAATACGAATTAGTAAATGCATGATATATGAACTTTTCTTCATTTTTTAATTGTTCCATTTCTGTCATTTTGCTATATTCTTCGTAACTAAAACTCATCTTATTAATGTTTTTGGTTGCAAAGTTATAAACTTTTTTATATAACTTGCAAGTGATTATAAAATTATTTTATTGGTTCCTTAATATTGATCTAAATTGTGATTGTGTAGGTCCTTTATAAAATGGATGTGGTTTAAATAATGGTAATTGTCCAATACTTGGTCCTATAATATTATCATAGGATTTATTAAATTGTGGGTTTATACCTGTAAATGTTCTTAAATTAGGATTATTACCAACAGTATTAAACATTCCTATATTTTCATTATATTTTAAATTAGGATATTTATTAAGTAATCCACTAGCAGTTGTTGGAACTATATTTCCACTTCCAAATACTTTTGCAGCATTAGGTAATGTTTTATAACCTCTTAGTAAACTACTAGGTACTCCAGTTAACTCAAATGTTCCAAATGCAGTATTTGCTAAACCTGAAGTAATATCACCTTCTTGAAAATTACTAATTGCATTAGGAAATGTATTTACTGCAGCATTAGTACCCCATCCTACATTAGCTAAATCTCCAAATGTTAAAGATCTGCCTGTAACAGGATTAATAGAACTACCTCTAACTGTTGTTGATGGTACACTTCCTCTTGTACCTTTAATTACATTTTTTATTCTGCCTGGTATATTTTTTACTACATTTAAAGGTGTAGACATAACTGTATTATAACCTTTAAAAGGTAAAACTGTACTAGCTGCAATTTCTATTGGTGACCATGCATTAATTGGATTATAATTATAATCTTCTACAGCTCTTTCATATCCACCTGCACCTTGAAAAGCTGGTGCAGTTGAATATAACCACATCATATTAGGTGCTATACCTTTTTTCATCCGTTCTTCATGTTGTTTATATGCTTCTGTATATTCTGCAGCCCGTTGTCTTTCTCCAATAGTTCTATTATCTTGACTTATAAATGTTTGATTTGAACGATTATTATTTAGTTTTTGTATATCATTAAAATTAACTTGATTTGTAACTACTCTTGTATTATCTGGCGGAAGAGTATTAAGATTATTTATATAAGGATTATTTAAATTATTATTATTAAAATCAATATTAATATTTTCATAATTATAATCTTTATCAAAATCAAATCCTTCTGGTACATATGGTAAATTTTGATCATAACCTGAAACCATTGAATTAATTCCGTCTTGAACAGATTTATTATAATTTATATATGCTCTTTCTTTTGATCCTTCTGGAAATTGTTCATTAATATATTTTAATAAGTCTCCTCTATTTTGAAATATATTACTATTTTCTTGAGTTCCATCATATTTTTTTATTTCTTCATCTAAAAATTGCATTACTTCTGTAAATTGAGGAGTAGCTACTTCTTCATATGAATATGGATGATATGGTTTACCTTTATATGTAAACTCAAAATTATTTGCATCTTTATTTGTAAGATTAGAACGAAGATATGGATTTTGTGTATTTTGTGCTGCAGTTAAATTATCTCTAGTTTGACCATAATAATCACCAAAACTCATATTAGCAAATTGTGGAAATAAAAGATTAGCAGATTCTATATCACCATCTTTTAAATATCCTTGATACCTATTAAAATCATCCATTTTAACAAAATTCTCATAACCACCGTAAGGTTCATATAATCTTTTTTGTCTTTCTAATGCTAATGCTATTTCACCAAAGCTTGGCGTTTCAGAGTTATACATTTGTGCTTTTGGTAATGAACCTCCATACTTAACACTCATTGGATCACCAATATCATCACCTATTTCATAATTTTGTGCTACAGTATTATTAATATCTATAATATCTTGATCATTAAAAAACTGAAACATTCTTTCAGTTGGTAAATTAGGATTAGGATTATTTTTAATGTATTGTTTATATTGTTCAAGTATTTCAGGAGTTAAAACATCTGTACCATAATTAAATCCTATAGTTTTATACATATCATATCTTAAAGCTTCTAAATCTGCTTTTCTTTCATATACAGATTTATCATGAGAATTTGCATCATCAGAAACATTCATTTTACTTTGTATATAATTATAATCAGCATCATTTAAATTAAAATCTTTAATATACTTACTTGAACCCATTTGATGACCAAGCTCATGGGCTAATGTTGCTTCTAATTGTGATTTTAATTCAGCAGGAGTTCCTTCAAAACCCATATCTATATTTAAACCTTGAATTTGTCTTGGATCTAATACAACATCTCCTTGTCTTGATCCTGATGTATAAGCTCTACTGCCTGTTTCACCTCTCATTAATTTATTTCTAAGCTCTCTAAATGCTGGAACATCTAGGTGACCATATTGTGATTGTATTATAGCTTGAAATTGATCATCAGTAAATATATTTGGTTCAGCTTCATTTCTTATTTTTCTGCTGTCATAATTTAGATCTGCTTCTGTTCTTTCTTCACCTATTCTTGTATAATAAGGATTTGCAAAAAATACATCTTTATAATTATAATCTATACCTGAATCTTTATACTGATCATTTAAAAAAGTTACTTTATCAAGAATTTTTTTAATTAAATTAGGATCATCATCATAAGCCTCATCTCTGTAAGAATTAGAATCTGCATCATACATTACTTTAGAATTAGCTAAAGCATCTTTTCTCATGTCTATAATTTCATCAACATTCTCATAACCTTGATTAATTAATTTTTGTTTATATAAATCTCCACTTATAGCATTATCATAAAAATCTTTTTGTAATTGTACATCTTCCTTTTTAATTGGATTCATTATTGATTTATATTGCTCTTGAAACTGTGCTTCTTGTGCTGGACTTTGAAGTTGAGGCCAATATATATCTCCTTGTTGTAATCTGTTTTTATATTCTTTTTTAGAAATGCCTTTCATTCCAGGCATATTTTTAATGTATTTGTACTGTTTTACCAAATCTTTATATGTCATATTTGATGTACGTACAAACTCTTGACTATCTTTATCCCATGTGTATCCTGTCGTTGTTTTACCATCAGTAAAAATCTCTGGTTTTAATTCTCTATACCAACTTGTATTATTTGGATCAGCAGCTAATGTACTAGAAAATGCCCCATCATCTAGAATTTCTGAATATGGAACATCTGTTGTAGTAAGATACCTAGCATCACCTAGCGCAGTTTCATATTCTGGATTTAAAATGTAACTACCATCATCTTGTTTGGTATACATTTTTTGATATAATCCATGAAGAAATCTTTTTTTATTTTCTTTTTCTAAAGTTTCTTTATTCCACAATAGAGGATGAACCATATCACCTTCATTATTTATATATGGATTATTAGCAAAGGTTATTTTTTCATCATCACTTAAAGCATTATAAGCATCTGAATCTTCAAACCCTTGTTCAAACCATTGTGGGTTATAAACACCTGTTCTAGTTTCTACATTACCATCTTTATTTTTATAATCAAATGTAAACTCTCCTTCTGGCACATTAAGAAATTCTGATGGTATATATTTATATGTTTCAGCCAGATTAACTTCTGTACCTGGTTGAGCTTTAAAAAGTTCACCCCCATCTTTAAAACCACCAAATGGATTTGTACCAATCATAGTATTATCTGCTGGAATTACAGTTTGATTTTGTAATTCTTGAATCATTTTTAAATTAGCTTCTTGTCTTTTTAATTCTTCTTCATTTATATTATTTATCCATGGTTGTAAATACATATTTAAATATCCTTCATTTCTAGCTAATGGTGAACCACCTTTTTCATCATTTCTAATATATTCTGCTAATGCTTTATCAATATTATTAGTCATAATAGCATCAGCAAATTTTGGATATTTACTTAATTTACCAAGATTATATGTATAATCTGCAAGCATAAATTTAGTTCTAGCAGGTAAATTATCATATGCAGTTTCTCCATAATTAGCATCAATAAAAATTTTAGTTTTTCTTAATGCGTTATCTATATCTTCTTTTCTAAATAATTCAGCATCTTCTAATGATAATCCTGATTTATATGTATCAAAAATATCTGCTCCTTTTCTACCAAAACCTATTGTAGCTTCTGATTCATATGTACCATTTGAATTTTGATGATAATATGGGTAAAACTTACCATCTTCATATACTTTATAATATGTTTTGCCATCAGGTTTTAATACTGCTGAATCTTTATTTTTTACATAATCCCAACTTGTTTCTTCTTCTTGTATAAAGTTTTCAAATTGTTCATATTCATCTTTAAAAGTAACTTCTGCATTTCCTTTTTGAGCTTTTTTTATAGTAAATGTTTGACCACCTGTTTTATATTTTATATCATCAGGTGTATCATCTAAAGCATAACCTTCAGTTTGTCCACCATACTCTTTAAATGGATTATAAGATTTACGTTGTAAATCAAATATAGTACCACTATAATTATCTAAATCATATGTATTACCTGTATTTATTAATTGTGGATTTTTTTGTAAGTTGCTATAATAACCTAATGTACCTTTTTGACTTTTTGTTAAACCATCCATAGCATTCCATCCTTGTATATTACTTATACTTGTAGCATTTGGTATTACAATTTTATTAAATCCTGAATTTTGTAAAAAGTTTAATGTTTCATTTTCAAATCTGTAATATGGTTTAGACCCTATTCTAGACATTGGAATTAAACTCTCTAAATTAAGATCAGAATTATCCATAATTCTTCTAGATGTTGGGTAAAGATTTTCACCAGTTTGAGCTAGTCTTGCTAATTCTTGTTGTTGTATATCTAAAGCATTATATTCATCAGCAAATTCATCTAGTCCAAATATTTCATTTTTTCTTTGTTGAATATTATTTATTTTATTATTTATATCATTTAAATTGCTAAAATATTTATCATTTCTTTTTTCAACTTGAGGTTTTATTTTTAATAATTCAGAACGATTTTTATTACTTAAAAAATCAAACATAGGATCTTTATTTATATCTGTCTGTAATTCTTTAAGTATAAATAACCCTGGGTTTTCAGCATCTACAAATCCTCTTACCCATCCCATAGCTAATGGATCTAATATATGTAATCCATCATGATGACTATCTAAATATGGTTTTTTTAATAAATTTGGCATAGAAACAGAATAATTTGTAGGTGTAATTCTAGTTCCTTTAAATTCTGTAAAGCCTCCTGGTAAGTAACTAAATTGTGAAGGTAAAAGATCTGGGTATCTATATAATCCAAAATCTGCTCCATCAGAACTTTCCATACCGGTCCATTTAGATCTAAAACCTTGTGTACCATCTATCATACGAGCATCTAAATTATTTAATAGAGGTTGAAATGCATGATTTGTTACTGCTAAATCTGAAAAACTTTGTTCTTTTAGTTTAGATAAATCTATTTGGTTATTAGATATAAGGCTAGGATTATTTTTTAATGTGTTTTCAATAAACATTGCCTCACCTTTATTAAAATTCTTTAATAAAAATTTATCAAACTGCTTAACAGGTAAAAAAGGTTTTTTAGTAATCATATTATTAAAACCACTAAAAAAGTTATCTGCCAACCTTGTAACAATTTTACCTTTTTGTGCTTTTGCTAATGCTCCTCCTTCTTTTTTATATAAACTTTCAAGTGGATCAAATAAAATTCCTTGCTCATCAAAATATTGACGTTTTTTAAATGGATCTAATAAATTAAATTCTTCTCTTGTTAGATTACGTTCAAGAAGAGGCATGTTAGGATCTTCTACAAATGCTTTATAATCCCAGTCACTAAGTTCAAACTCACGTCCAAGGTAATCACTTATAAAACTTTTACGTGGCATACTGCCATCTGTTTTTCTTCTATAAGTTTGAATTCTTGGAAATTTCATAAAAGTTCCTTCAAAAGGAGTATTTAGACTAAATTTTTCTGTTAGAAGTGGTGCTATTTGAGCATTTATATCAAGTACATTCTTTCCACGACCTGGAGTACTTATTCCTGCTATATTTTTTCTTATTGTATTACCTCCAGATGTATTTGCAAATCCTTCATCACCTGATAAAATTAATGATGGACTATTGGTACGACCTAATAAAAAATTATGTTGATTAGCCATTTCACCACGTCCTCTAAAAGTAGCTAAATTTGTAATTGGATCAACATTCATTAAACCAGCATTTACAACATAATCAGCTACAGGAGTATTTATATCTATATATTGGTATGAAGGTTCTTGTACATAACTTACATTTTCTCCATAAGGTTTAGTCTTAAAGCTAAAATTGTTAAATCTATTTTTAGGATTGCTAGTTAATCTTTGAAATGAAGTAGCACCTTGTAATGGAACACCGCTAGCATAAAATCCATATTTACCATATGACCTTAGATTTTTTTCAAACTCATTAGTAAAATTATCTCTAAGCTTGGTAGCATGTCTATTATCCCAATCTATTTCTTGATTTCCAATTACAGGATTCCTTGCATTAAAAATAGGAATTCTAGGATCAGCAAATATCTCATTCATAAAAGAAGAAGGTTTTCCTTTTGTAAGTAACTCTATATAAAACTTAGGATTTATTTCTTTTAAGTCTACAGCCATGTTAGCTGCATCTATAGCAAAATTTTTATCAACATTAAATTGTGAATAATTTTTTGCAAGATCAGCAAAATTACCTACAGGTTGAAAATCAGGTTGATTTATATTTGATATTACAGCCTTTTCATAATCTGTAAGATTTCCAAAATCAATTCCTTTTAAGTTTAGCTCATTAACTCCTATAAGTTGAGGATTAAAATCAAAAGTTTGATTTATTCCTCTAAGATCTAAATTAGGATTATTAGTTCTAATTAATTTAAGTAAATCCGGTCTAATTTTTTTAGGTGTATATTTAAGAGCATTTATACCGTATTTTAATAAACCTGCTTTACCCCCTGGTTGAAGTTTAGGTAAAGATCCCCCGTACTTACCATCATCTGTTAAAGCATCATATGTATCTTTAAGTCCTGAATAAAGAGCTACTAACGAATTACTTTTTTTAAGTCTATCTAAATTCTGTTGATTTTTACTATATATAACGCCTTGATTTTGGTTTGAAGCAACAGATTGATTTATTAAATCTTGCCTTTGTTGAGCTGCATAATCAGCATCTGATATAATTTCTACTGGAGGTGCAGTTTGATTACTATATCCAGAAAATGTATCTGATGCATTTGGTGTAATACCATAATCTATATCACCTCCATAATTTTTATTAGCTATTGCACCTGATCCATCATAAGTATCATATCCGTATAGTGCTCCGTAATTAACATCTGGTCTCTCAGATCCAGTACCAAAAAATCTATCTATAAATGTATCTCCAAAATTTGTTTGATAACCTGACCATTGATTACCACTAGCAACATTTACTTTCATATTAGTTTCATCAGCTAATCTTTGACCAGCATCACTTTTTTTGCATACACCCATATAACATGTAATACCAGAAGCATCATCAAAAGTTTCATTAATTACTTCAGCAAATGTATCTGTAAGACCAGGTGTTTGATCATAACCAAAATGTTTTCTTTCTTGTTCACCATACATTATTGGTCCAACTTTACTTGTACCATGTTGCATTATAATAATATCACCAGTAGGGCTTAAGTTTTTTATATCTTGAAAATATTTATTTGTTGCATCAACAGGACTTATATATTGTTGTTCTTGTTCTTCTAGTTCTGCTAGTTTTATTTCATTTAATATATAGTTTAAATGATCTTTGCTTTCAAATAATGCGTCATCTAATAATTTAAATTCTCCTTTATTAACGTTATAGAAATGGTCTTGATCCGAATATGTTAATGGTGATAATGTTTTCATTAACTCCTCTTCTTCTTTTCCTAATCTTCTTAGTTTATTTTGTAATTCAATAATTTCTTTAGATTCTGGATCATAGTCAGCTTCATTATAACCCTCTAAACCTTCTTTTCTTTTATATAAATCTAGCTCTAAGTCACCAAATTGTTTTCGTATCTCTTCTCTTTTTTTTCTTGTTTGTTTTAAATACGAATTTGCTTCATTTTCATCAGCAATAGTTTGATAAGTATCACTAAGAGCTACATTAGGTAATGGTCTTGCAATCCAATTACCAACTCCATATCTCTCGTTTAACTCAGGAGTCATTCTTTCTAGGTCACTTGAAAAGTAACCTTCTGGATCTCTAGGATCATAATAAATTACTGCTTGATATTGCGGTTTACCACCAGGAACACCTCTGCTAGAAGTATAAGCTACATCTGGATTTAACATAAATGTTCCATCTTCTACTTCACCAACATAACCCTTTTGCGCTTTTGCTAATTTTTTGAGTTTTCTCGCCATAATAAATATAGTATACTACAATATACAAAAATAAAAAAAATAATCCTAGCAAACCCCCTACACATTATGGCACATCCAGTAATTACAAAAATTGTGTGCATGGCAATTTAGTTGGGTCCTACACTGCGGCTCCCCTACTTTCTCCTGGACCTTGTGTACCCCCGTTATGAAATGAGGGAGCAAGGTTGTTACTAATTTCCTAAAAACAAATAGACAAAATGGAAAAAACTATGACAGTTCAGAGAGAACTACACTTCAAATCAGTGGCTAAATCAAAGAAAGCCGTAATCTTTTGTTCTAACCCAGTCAGCAAAGCAGACGTGGACAGAGTTAATAAACTCCGTGATAACAAGCTTAACGGCAAAGTTAATCAAGGTGACACAACTATGCAGTTTGGTAAACTAAAAGCCAGAGGCTATAGTGCACTACCAAACTTTGGTGTTAACTACTTCGTACCAATGGACGTGAGTAAACACAAAGCGGCAGACTTGCCTAAGGTTGGTGACACCTTTACACTAGACGTTGTTGTTAAAGAACAAGAGGATGGCACACTAGTGGACGCTAGACCAGTAATTAATGTTAAGACAGGCAAGCCTGTTACTAACTGTTACTGGGCAAGCTTACCAAAGGCGTAAGTAAGTAGAAAGTTAGCACGTGTGTGCTTTCTTTCTTGTAAAGTAATCACTATCATGTATACTTACCTGTCATGACGGTGACATTTGCACATTTGTACACAAAAAAAAGTGTTGTGTGTGCAAAAAACTGTGTGAGACATCTTATTTCCCATATTTCTCCACATATTCCCACCAGTGCAATATTATAGCACATAATAAATAACATAGCTATCATGAGAGTAGTAGTAGCACAAACTGTCTGCTATTACTCTTATGATGCTATCCTATACTATTTGTCTCTTCTCTCTCTATAGGATGAGCATATGTATAACCGCAGTATTAAAAATTAAAACCTTAACACACAAAAGTATTATGAGAAAAAAAGCAGAAGATGTAAGAGCACATCACAAGACATTACCTATAGCATTTGGATACTCTATCAAAGATATAGGACAAGAGTATGAAGAAGAGTATAGCTTACAAGAACATAAGAATGTATTTAACTTTGATGATCTTAAGTGGACATTAGTATATGTTACTCGTGAAGAAGATATGTATCCGTTACAGCGTATTGCAAGAGCGTATGTTGATTTTGATAATGGATTTTATGTATCTATTATTAATGGTTTATACTCAATAGGAGATGTAGATCAGTATGAAATAGCCATCATGGATAAAAATGGTGTTTGTTATGACACAACATTAACTGATGATGTAGTAGGTGGTCTTGATAAACAAGGCGTAGAAAAATGGTTAAGATCTGTATCGTTATTAGATTATGATGAAGTCCATGAATAAGTTTATGCACCTTGTACATAAATTCAGAGCATATATAATACCTGCAATATGTATTATGTATGTTCTGTTTATTATTGTACTAATGACAATTATATTTTTATGAAAAGAATAATAAATAATAAGAACTTATATAAAGGTAATGTTACTAACCTGTATGTAGATGATAATCAAATTATGTATTTAACTTCTATATATAACTCTTTTATAAGACAAGTATATCATACCAAAAAGTTTTATACAGATATAGAGTATAGTATTGGCAGCAGTTCATCAGTAAAATGGTTACAAGATAATTTTAAAAATAGTCATTTACCTGCTGATATTGATGTAATTTCTATTAATAATATAAAATTAGATAATGCTGATGCCTCAGTAAGATTTACTGCATGGGGTTCAATAGATTATATGATTGATATTAAATCAATAAAAGGTGTATCATTTCAAAATAACTGGGAGATGATAAATAACATTAAAACTTATAGATCCAAACTAAAAGGTATAAGAGAATATGTTAAGACTTATTTCCCAGTAATAGCATTTAAAATAACAAGTAATAAGTATGATTCTGTTTCTAAAGAAAACGGATCAGTAATAATCCCAATTAAAGAATTAAATATATGACAGAAGATTTTAAATTTATAGATGATGAGAACGTACCTCCATCTATAAAACCTATGACTGAGTTACATGATAAGTTAGTTAAAGGTTACATTAGTGATAAAGAGTTACAATTACCTAGGTTAATTAGCTCGTTAGAAAAAAGAATTTGTAAACAAGTTGAAGCTATGGTGGATATAGAAGGACAAGTTCAATTATCTAATAGTAAACTTATGAGTTGTCTACAACTTCTTAAAAAACTAATCTTTCACAAAGACATCAGTGATGAATTAAGTGATGAGATTATAGAGGAAGTTGAGAAAATTCATAAATACATACTTGTTTGATGGAAATTAATAATAAATTAATTTCAGAGTTACTCAGTCAGCATGTTATAAATAAAGATTTATCAGATGATGTTAAATCATTTATTACTAATAGCATGTTGGCCTGGAGTGACGCTCAAATAAATACATTTTTACATTTAAGCATTAAGAATCCTAAAGTACAATTATATAATCAATATGATTTTATTTTCTATAAACTTTATAAAGATTGGAGAATAAAAGAATTAGGTGATCATGATGTATTATATGATAAAGGCTTATGTTATAAATATAATAATGAGTATTTATATTTGGGTCAGATAGTAGATACATCAACTTATGGTGATTATAGTAAGTACGCATGCTCTTTTAAAGTAAAGTGTTTTAAAGTTGATTCAGATTTAAAAATGATTTCAACTGATAATACAATAGATTACTTAGACATCATGCCAATATCTACTATAAAGTCTACCAAATTGATAAGTGTAATAGAATCTATAGAAAATAGATAGCTATAATACTACAATATATTTTAAAATTAGTGTGTCAAACTTAATTGCTATCTAGTTAATATTGATATTTTTGTTAATAAAAATATTAATAAGATGCTATTACAATTAAAGAACGGACACACTATAGAAATATCTACAGAAGCATATCTTGATATGACTGATGAAGAATTGAGGGACCTTGAGTGTCTTAGTCCCTCACAATTAATGGAAATAAATAATCCTTGGTATAAACCATTCTCCAGTAAAACAACTAAAATAAAGAAAGAGGATCCAGAAGATCCACATGCACTATATAATGTTACTGATGAAGAAAAGTTAGATGATTTTTATGACCATGAGAAAGAAGACATATAATATTAATTAAGTTCATACTTACAAAAACCAATTAAACAAAATGAATTTTAAAAAAAACCCAGTTGTTATTGTCAAAGATGACATGAACAACACTATTAGAGTATCTAAGAATAACGCAGAGTATGCACACATTAGATTACAACAAGAACGCACAATGATAAACAGCAACGGATGGTTAAACACAACTGTTGTTAGTACACTAATCCATGGTAAAACTGAAGCATTAATTGCATCAGGTATTAAGAGAATGAAAAAATTACCTGGTAATATAGTTGTACAAGAATCTTTAGATGGTAAAGATAGAGATCTTAAATATGCTGGTAAGACTGGTATAGTATGCTGTATTGATGGTCAACCAATATACAGAGTAACAAAGTATGATGCAACAGGAACTTTAGAAGATAATTTTATTGCACATAATAATGGTGATGCAATCAGACAAGCAAATGCTGAGAATGCTGCTACATTAGAAGACCTAGCTGCAGCTGCTGTTGTTACAGAAAATGAGGATGAGTCAGAAGAAACAACTGATGATAATCAAGTAGACTTAGAAGACGCTATTGCTGAAGTAGAAGCTGAAGCATTAGAAACTCCTGCTGATCCAGATGAAGATGAGCATGATGAGTTAACTGTTGAGGATACTGTTGAAGAAGAAGTTGAAGTACAGGAAAATGTATTCACATTATAAGGACTAGCTAACCTATAATATAGCTACTACAGGTTAAGGGTAATCAGAAATGGTTACCCTTTTCCTTTTTTATATCTAGTATTAATTAATTAAAATAATAAAAATGGAAATAACAAGAGATCAGTTATCAAAACTGAACAAACAAAGATTAGAAAACAAATTAAAATACCTAGGTATACTTAGTGAATATCAAACATACAGTAAAGATCTTACACAACAAATAGTATACAGTCAGTTGTCACAAAGACAACACTTTCTTTTTAAAAGGGTGCTTCACGGTTTAAATGTCTACACATCAAATGAATTAGAAAAAATGCACTGGGATAAAAAGAGAAGAATAAAAAGAGTATGGAGACGTGCTCAATCAGTAATTAATACTTGGAAACAAGTAATATGTAATAAACAAGCTAATGAAGTATTTAAATTATTTCACCACAGTTCATTGGCTAAACATTTTATTAATGAAGATGTCAATAATGTTGACCCAAAATTTATTAATAGAATGACACTAAAAGATTTGGATATAACCTATGAAGATTTAGTTATCAAGTTTATGTCTGAAGGTTTGCTACCTAAAAACTATTTATTAGCTAAGTAATGCAAGCCAAAAAGAAACTGTGTGTAGGCTGTAAGTCTGAGCAGTACATCTGGAAGAATCAATCAGGTAACCGTTATTGTAAGCCATGTTGGCATAGAATAAAAGGTAAAGTAAACTCAATCAAACCTAAACCGGTGTTGAAAAAGAATACAAAACCAATAAAGAAAGTTTCTTCTAAGATGTCTGCTCAACTTACTATCTACAATAAGTTAAGAAGAACATTCTTAGAGAAGTATCCGCTCTGTCAGGCATCATTACCTGGTTGTAATTTACAATCAACTGATGTACACCATATGAAAGGTCGTGGTAAATATTTAAATGACCCAACTACTTGGTTATCAGTATGTAGAACATGTCATAACTGGATAGAAGAGAATCCTACTGAGTCAGAGCAATTAGGATTTAGTAATAAAAAATCATAAATAAAATGAATAAAGTTTTAGAGGTTTGTAAAAACCTGAAACATACTATAGATAGTATGGGAGATAAAGATGTAACAACAGGAGATAGTTCATTGCGTGGTAATAATCCATGGGATGGTATTAGACCTGCAAAAAAAATGTTACAAAATAAGTTGAATAAATTAATGAAAAAAAATAATATAACAGATGAGCAGCTTACAACATGAAATGGATAGAATATCAGAAGAAGTTATTCTTAGCCATAAAATATTACACCAGTTAACTAGACCAGAACTAAACCTTAAAGATCATAAACCTTTAAAAGAATATGATACAGAAGAGATGTATAGTTTATTACATAAGTTAACTAAAACAGATTTAATAACAGTAACTTTAAAATTTTGGTACAATGGACTTAGGACTAAGTGATGCAGCTAAAGAATTTACAGATATGGTATGGTATAAAGAAGAACTTAACAAAGAAATAGCAGAAGCTAGAGAGTATGTTAATGTAGATAAGTATACAGGTTTAGACTTTCATCAACTAATGAAGACTGATAAACAACATATCATTGAAGTATTATCACATGCAATGGGAGCTTTAAGGTACTTAAAAGAGAAGGAAAATGGGAAGAGATGAAGTACAAAGTAAAGCTTTAGATATTGTAAATCAACACCATAGATGTGGCCTGGCTATATCTATGGGTGTTGGTAAAACACGTATAGCATTGCAACATATGATGGAGAACTTTAATCAATTTAGTTCTTATCTTGTTGTTGCACCAAAGAAAACTATTATGGCTGCTTGGAGAGATGAGTGTGATAAAATGAATGCAACACATTTATTGGATCATATTAAGTTTACAACTTATTTGTCATTACATAAGCAGAACCCTAATGAGTTTGATATAGTATACTTAGATGAATGTCATAGTCTCTTGTATAGTCATAAGGATTTTCTTGATAGATATGCTGGTAAAATACTTGGACTAACCGGTACACCTCCAGTATATGGTGAGAAGGCTATGTTAGTTGATGAATTTTGTCCTATGGTATATAATTTTAAAGTTGATGATGCTACTAGTAGTAATATATTAAATGATTATAGAATTATAGTACATATGTTACCTCTTGATAATAGTAGAAACATACCTAAAAAGAAAAGAGATGGTGGTATGTGGTATACATCAGAAGTAAAAGACTATGAGTATCATACTGGTAATGTTGATGACTCTCCAACTATGAGAGCTAAACAACTTGCATCTATAATGAGAATGAAAGCATTGCAAACTTATGTGTCTAAAGAAAAATATACAAAACAACTTATGAGTATCATAAAAGATAAATGTATTATTTTTGCAAACACACAGAAGCAAGCAGATAAAATGTGTGAACATAGTTATCATTCAAAAAATAAAAACAGTGATGACAATTTAAAATTATTTAGTGATGGGACAATTGATAAGCTTTCTTGTGTACTTCAGCTTAGTGAAGGGGTTTCTATTCCTGGTTTACGTAGTGGTATCATTATGCATGCATATGGTAACGAAAGAAAGTCAGCACAAAGAATAGGTAGACTATTAAGACTTAATCCTGATGAGACAGCAATGTGTCATATCTTATGTTATAAGAACACTATTGATGAACAATGGGTTAAGAAAGCATTAGCAGATTTTTCTAAAGATAAGATTAAATATTTTGAACCAACTAAACAACAATTAAATGGGTAAAATGAAAGAAGTATTCATGCAAATGCGTGAAGAACAATGGATGGGGTGTGAAAAAGAATATCTTAGACAGTATGCTGAAAAGCTAAGAGATAAAGATATTTATATGAACATGCCTTGTCCTAATTGTTATGATAAAAAACTATTATATAATTCTACTGCTGATATAAACTGTGCATCTTGTGCTCAAAAGTTTGTATTAGTGGACGCAAATACATTAAGATATGCCTAATTGGACAACACATATAGATGACCTAGAATTTGAGTGTGTATATGACCCAGGTGAAAAACAAACTTGGGATCATCCTGGCGCAAGCTTGACTGTAGAAATACAAAAAGTATGGACTACACTTGAAGACAAAAATGGTAACCCTATTACAGTAAATGTAATGGATATATTAGATCAAGACATTGATTATGAATCAGCAATTGAAACCATCATAGAAGAAATAAAAAATGATGAACCAGATCCTGATATGTATAGAGATGACTATTAAGATAATAATAAGTGATCCGGGTGATGAACAACCAGGAACACATATAATAATAAATACATGAAAGCATTATTTACAAGTATACTTACTAAGAAAGATGGAGAATGGAAACATGCATTATCTATTAAAGAAAA